ATACACTGAACCGGGGTCAACTGAATCGACATAAATAGTGCCATTGCTCGTGCCTATCAGGGAAGCCGAGGACAATGCCGGTGTGCAATACACATTGCCGCCACCGCCCGTGATGGATGCCATATTGCTGCAAGTGAATGCGGTCTTAAGCACCGTGCCGCCTGTGCCTGTCACGGTCGCGCCGTTATAGGTGAACACCGTGCCAACCGCCGGTGTAACGCCAACCGGCACACCCAATGCCGCCCAATTGGTTGTGCCCAACGCCGTGATGACATATTCAGTGCCGTTCACCAATGACGGCAACGCCACCGCTGTTGCGCCCAACGTCGCCCAATTGATGCTGCCTAACACCCGTATCCGGTATGCATTGCCATTCACCATGCTGTATGCCTGACACAACGCAGGGGCGCGCCAAATTTCCGTATAATTGAGATTGCCATAACTTGACAAGTCCCATTTCAGGAAATTGCTTAACCTCATGCCTTGCACCGCCAAACCGGTAGGCAATGGCGGTATCGTTGTGTCCAGCAATCCGCTTATCGTGCCTGACACCGTGCCCAATGCCGTGGCGATCGCGCTTGCCGAGCTTGCGCTTGCGTTCGTGGCAATGTCCGCTGAAGCTTTGTTGACCGCTTCACGCATAGCTGACAAAAAATTCTTTAATATCGGGTCAGTGACATTGGGGACAGACGGCACTTGTCGGGTCATGTCAGTTCCGCCACGCTATTGGCAATGGACAGTGAGTCCACCGCATTAGTGCCGGACAACTGCACATAAAACTCCCTGCCCCGATAGCCGGACGGCAAACGGAACACATTGCTGTCACTGACCGCCACACTGTACACGGGGTTCCCATCCGCCCATAACTGAAATGTCACCGTGCCACTGGCATAGATACGCCCGCACGCCGGACACATGGGCATAGGCACGCGCACTGGCTTGCTCTTCCACGTGAACATCATCGGATTGCCTGTCTCCCAGCTCCAGATAATGCCCGTGCTGTCCAACAGATACAGCGTGTCGGTTGACAAGTCATTGTAGCCGCCCACAATCGTAGGGAAACCGCTTAAGGTGGTCAGAACGGCGGGGCTTTTACGCATGTCAAACATAAAGCCGTTTGAACCCGAAAAGCCCACATAAATGCCCTCATAATAAAACCCATACAATGTTGCCGGAGGAAACGCCGCTTGCCATTGCTGCAAAGTGTAATAATCCAGCGTAGCCATTTGTATTTGTGCTTGCTGAATGGCAATAAGGCCATCCGGCGATGCCGCCATCACATAGCCGCCCATGTCCACGCAACTTTTGCGGAACGGCACAGATTGGGCATTGTCGATTTTAATGGCCGTCAAGGTTGCAGGGTCTGTGCCAGTGACAAGATAAGGGTTGCCTTGTGTGAACACCACAATAGAATCCGTTGTCACTGCCAATGCCGTTATCGGAAACGGAAAAGCCAGCTCATTGTTGGGATTCCACGCATGGGGCATGAACAGCTCGCTCACATACAATGTGTTGCCATAATAGCCGACAAAAAACCCACTGCCCGTGGATTTAAGCCCTATCATTGCAGCAGGCGGCGCAAACCAATTGGCGGACGGCATGATCTCGCCCAAGGCGGAATCAAGTATGCTGTCTGCATAGGTGGTTGTGCCTATCACGACATCCGCCACAAACTCAAACGTAGTGCTGTTAGTGCCTTGCGCCGTCCGGTAAATACGCCTAAGCCCCGTGGCGAGATTGTAATTGGTGAGCGTTTCGGTGTTGAAATTTAGCGTGACAGTTTGCCCGTTCTGAACTGAAGTGACAGGCAAAGGCGTTGCCATTGGCGGCCCTTCCTCGCCCAATGGCGACACATACGAGAACGTGTAAAAACGTTCGTACGCGGTTCCCGTGCCTGTGCCGGAAACCGCCGCGCTGGCTATTTTGCCGTTCGCCGGTTGTGGTATGCCCAGCCTTAGCCCATTAGGCGTGCCGTTGACTGATGGCCTGCCAGTAAACGTATATTGCGGGTAAGCCGCTGTAGGGTCGGTGTAATAAATCCTGCCGTAAGCATCCGCCGGAACAGGGCTCATTGCCACGTCCACATTGGGCGCGTCCCAATACAGCCAAGGCGGCGATGAATATTTGTAAATGGTGGAAGGCACATAGCCCAATGTGCCGGATGGCGAGGCAACCACTTGCGTCAATCCGTTCAGTGGCCTGATAGAACCACGGTCAACACGGAGGTTTTGCGCCACCGTTGCCATATTGGTTTCCAGCAGCGGCGGGTTGATTTTAGGGGCTATGCCGCCAAACTGTCCTATGCTGATGCTCATTTGACAACCTTGTCATTGTCGGCATTGGTGTCGCCACTGAACTTTTCGCCAATGGCTTGCATGAACATCTGGTAATGGTTTTGGCTGCGCTGCGCTTGGTTGGCGCTGTCAGAATCTTTTGCAAACGCACGGTAAAGCACATAATCCAATAAGGCATTACGGTAGTAATCCATGATGGTTATCTTTGTGCCTATCGCATAATTGGGTATTTGCGGGGGTATCTGCGCGTAGATTATTTCAATATATTGGGGTTCGGCGGGTTGGGGAGGCCAAACATAGAACGTTGAGTTGTTGTCAACCGCGTCATACATGGCATGTACAACCGTGCTTGACGGCGTGTCCTCTGTCCATGTCGGAAAGTACCTGTCCATGGTTTTTCTGTCAATCTGCCGTATTGCAGCCCCCGGTGTCGTGCCGGTCGGCCCCATGTTACGGACAAACTCAACAATGCGTATCGCATCATCAGGGCCACCCTGTATGGCACCGGGCTGCAAAATAAGCGGGACGGTGACGGCATTGGAATTGACAACCAACGTGGCTATTTCAAGCTGCCCCGCATTAATCCAAGACAGCAGTTCGCTTTGCGACCAACGGGTAAGTGCCACATCATTAAGAAAAACAGCCGCGTCATTTATAATGGCTATCGCATCCGTTCCGGGATTGGAACGAAAATACCCGTCAGAACTGTACCCGTCAGAAGAATAGCTGCCCATATCAGTTTATCGCGCCTTTGATGACGACAAATTGGATGACGGGGGCTTCGGTGGGCGAAGCAGATGAAGAATTGTTGCGTAGTGTTATGGTTGCGCTGCCGGCTGCCGCCGTCACCGCAATATTGTATAGCCCCAATGTGCCGCCACTGATATGGTTGGCAACTACAATATCAGAGGCAGCAATCGTCGTGTTGGTAAGCACAAAGGATTGTGCGGTGTTGGCGGCTAGGGAGGCCGAATAAAGCGTTATCTGTCCCGTTGGCTTGCTTAGCGTGACACCCGTGGTGCGTGACGTGGCCTGCGTCACCACGCCTCCCGCACCCGTGGCATAGCCAATGCCATTGCCTGATGTCAAGATAGTGCTGCTGGATGCCAACGCACCGCTGAAGGTCGCTCCGACAAGCGTGGGGTTGTTGTTGAACACCAAATAGCCGCCGCCCGTTTCGTCGGGCATTGCAGCCGACAAGGTTGCACTGTTGGTCAATGTGGCAACACACCAATTGGCATTATTGGCAATGCCCGTAAAATTGCCGTCGATAACGGTCGTTGCCAAGCCGGGGTTTGAAGAAGCGCCCCGCAATGTGGGTGTAAATGCGGACGGGGTGGTGGCGGATGCCAAGGCCACCATTATAAAAAATAAAGATATTGCCCTTAACATGCATGACTCCTAAAATTGTTATCGGTAGTAAAGCGTGACGTGGTTAATCCCGTCGGCGGTTGGATTCCTTAATCCTGTCTTGATGTAACGCTTGGCCTCATCTATGCCATCATCAAACTTGGCTTTATAGAACTGCGCCAAATCAGGGTTGCTCCATTCGGCGTTGGGCTGTGCCATCAGCAGGAACTTTGAACCGGCTGTTATGTGGTCAAACCAGCGGTTGCAGAACTCATTGTCCAGTGTCGGCAATGCGCTCCTGTCCGGCATCATTGACACATTGACAGTCAGATAGGCCGAGCGGTCTATGCCGCTGTCCGGCGTGAT